GTCGGTGGGCTCGACGTCATCGTCAACAACCTGGGCCTGACCACGCCGGACGGTCAGCGGATCTCGCTGCGCGACGTCGCGTACCACGTGCTGTCGCAATCGCCGGAGCAGCTTAAGCAGGTCCAGCAGGGCAACGCCCAGCAGGCGGCGTCGCACCAAATTGGGGCGCTGCATCAGGAGCTATCGGGCTTGAAGAACCAGCTGCATCAGATGCATACTCAACAGCAATTCGTTCACACCCGGTCTGCGGTCGATCAGTTCGCTGACGCGCATCCCCGGTTTGACGAACTGGGGGACCTGATCGAGCACGAACTGCAGTTTGGTTTTGACCTTCAAACGGCATACCAACGCGCAGAGCTGCTTCGTCCCGCCTCCCACACGGCTCAGACCCGTGACCCATCCAACCCGGCTCAGACCCGGTCAGACAAGTCGATCTTTGGCGCACCAGACAGCGGCCCCTCAAACGGGAAGCCGCGCCGAGACGGCAAACCGATTGGTCGACGCGAAGCCATTCAGGACGCCATCAGGCGTGTGAACGGCGGCGTCTAATCTGAACCCGTAATGGAGGGGCACGATGCCCAATATCGCACCACTGTCCCAGTATCAGCAGATACTGTCGATGTCGCTTGAGACGCGGTCCTCGGGCTATCAGGATCTCGTCTCCAACAACAACGCGCTGCTTGCAGTGCTCAAGCGCAAAGGCTTGTGGCAGACCTACTCTGGTCCGCGTATCCGCCAGACCCTGCAGATCGGCAAGCAGGTCGCGCAATGGTACAGCGGCTACGATCAGCTGCTGAACCCGGCGATCGATCTGTTCAACGACGCTTACTTCGACCCCAAGATGGTCGTGGTGCCTGTCATTCTCAGTATGCAGGAGATCCTCAACAACGAGGGCGACAACCAGCTGATGGATGTCTACGACGCATACATCGACGCGGCAGAGCGCGCGCTCGAAGACGTCATGGACGCCGCGCTGTACGGTGACGGCACCGCCAACGGCGGCAAGCAGCTCACCGGCCTTGCCACCGCGGTGCCGGTCGTCACCAACACCGGGATCTACGGCGGCATCGATCGCGCCACTGCCACGATCTGGCAGACCAAGACCTATGACGCGCAATCGATGGCGGTCGCCCTGGGCACGCAAGTCAGCGCGACCACGATCCGGCCGATGCTGAACTACGTGATGACCAAGCAGAGCCGCGGCAAGGACTACGCGGATCTGTTGATCATGTCGCCGGAGCACTACGCGGCCTACGACGCGGCCGCGGTGGCGATCCAGCGCCAGACCAACGAGACTTCGATGGCGAAGCTAGGCTTCTCGTCGGTCGAGTATGTCGGCGGCGGCAAGCGGGCCGAGATCGTGCTCGACGGCGGCATTGGATCAAACATGCCGGCCAACACCACGTTCGGCTTGAACACCGACAGCCTGCGCATCCGCTACCATCCAAACCGCAACTTCGATCGCGTGTTCGAAGGCGATGGGCAGATGCCCATTGATAAGGACGCGGTTGCCCAGTTCATAGGGTGGATGGGCGAGCTCACGATGGTCAATCCGCAGTTCAACTGGCGTTTCTACGACAGCAACCCGGCAGCGTAATTTTACTCTGCCGTCCTGAGCCGCCGCTCCGCAGCCTCCCAGCCACCGGGCGGCGGCTTCTCATGTTAGCAACGGAGAACACTGCCTATGGCTATGATGCAGCAAGATCCGGACGCGGTGATCGTCGCGCTGTTTCGTCACCACGCCATCAAGAACGAAGCCAAGTCTGCCTCCGAGGGTCGTCCGATCTACGACGACATGGAGATCTGCGAGATCCGCTTTCCCGGTTCGCGCAGCGTGTCGGTGTTCCCGGCGACGGCGTTCTCGCACTGGCGCAACGATCCGCAGACCGGCGAGCAAACCGCGGTGACCTACGCCGAGCGGTTTCGCCGGCAGTACCAGCAATTCAAGGGCGAGCAGCAGCAGACCAAGGCCGGCACGCCGCTGGCGGTTGCACCGTTCCTGACCGAGGCGCGCCGCGCTGAGCTGCGTGCGCTCAACATCTACACGGTCGAGCAGCTCGCTGCGATCGACGGCCAGGAGTTGAAGAACCTGGGCCAGAACGGCCGTACGCTGAAAAACATGGCGCAGGAATACATCGTTGAGGCCAAGGCCGCTGCGCCGAGCGCAATGATGGCGGCAGAGGTCGAGGCGCTGAAGGCGCGCAATGCCATCCTCGAGGAGGACGCCAGGGCGCGTCGCGATCGCGTCGGCGATGACGAGGACAAGCAGCCCGGCGACGCGGATCTCACGTTTGACAACATGAGCCTCGAGCAGCTGCGCGACTTCATCACCGTCAACAGCGGACACGCGCCGCACGGCTCGATCGGTCGCAAGACGCTGGCCCGCATGGCTCGCGACGTGCAACAGCAGAAGGTCTAGCGATGACGATCCTGTCGGTGACGAAGGATGTCTGCGCGACGGTCGGCGTCGTCGTGCCGGCCAGCGTGTTCTCCGGGATCACCGCCAATCGCACCATGCTGGAGATGCTGGCGCTGGCCAACGAAATGGCCCGGCGCATCGCCTATGACACCCGCGACTGGACCCGGCTCAAGGTGCGGGCAACGCTGGTCGGCGACGGCGTCGCCACGGCGTTTGACCTGCCAGACAACTACCTGCGGATGCCGATCACGTCCAACGTCTGGAACTCAGGTCAGACCCAGACCCCGATGCGGTTCGTGTCGGACACCGACGAGTGGGTGAAGCGCCGCACCAACGACGCGTCCGACGGCCGCGGCGAGTGGACGATCTACGGCGGGCAAATGCACATCTCGCCGGTGATGCCGGTCGGCCAGACCGCGTCGTTCGTCTACATCGACAAGAATTGCGTGGAGCTGAGCGCCGGCGGGTTCGGCGATACCTTTGCGGCCGACGATGATCGCTTTGTGCTGAGCGAAAGGCTGTTGAAATTGGGCATGACGTGGCAATGGAAGGCCCACAAAGGCTCGCCCTACGCGGAGGACATGGGGACTTACAGTGACGCGCTGGCGATGGCGATGGGCTACGACAAGCCGTCGCCGATTATCGTCGGGCGCGTGCCGATCTCGGTCGCCGCCACGGTCGCCTATCCGTGGCCAGCCCCGACACCACCATGAGCGCGCATCTTGCCTTCCGGCGTCAGCCGGTCCCGCAGCAGGTCGCCCAGAAGCACACGGCGGCCACGCTCCCCGCGCCGACCCGCGGGCTGAACACCAACGACAATCTTGCCTTCATGAAGCCGGGCGCTGCGGTGGTGCTCGACAACTGGGTGCCGACCACGCGCGGCATCAAGCTGCGGGCTGGTTTTATCCCATGGGCGACGCTGCCGGGCGGCACTCCGGTGGTGTCGTCGTTCGAGTACGCCAGCGCCGGCGTGCAGCGAATGTTCGCCGCCACGCTCGACACGCTCTACGAGGTCACCTCGCCGGTCGCTGCTGTCGTCAAGGCCGGACAACTGTCCGGCAACTACGCCGCCTCGCAGGTGGCAAACGCTGCCGGCGACTGGCTGATTGCGGTCAACGATTTCGGCGACCCGCCGCTGCGCTTTGACGGTTCGCTGTGGGAGGTGATGGACGCCGCCTACATGCCGCCGGCCGGCAAGCCGTCCAAGATCACCGTCGACATGATCAAGTACCCGGACGCCAACATCGAGAACGGCAGTAACCTCGTCTACGTCTGGAAGTACCGCAATCGGTTCTTCTTCATCGAGGCCAGCTCGATGAACGCGTGGTATCTGCCGATCAACGCGGTCGGCGGCCAGCTCGAGATGATCCCGCTGTCGGGCGCAGCCAGCAAGGGCGGCAAGCTGCTGTTCGGAGCGGTTTGGTCTTTGGATGCAGGCGACGGCACCGACGACAAGTGTTGCTTCGTGACCGACCTCGGAGAAATTTTGGTGTTCACTGGCAGTGACCCCAGCAACGCCGCGAGCTGGCGGCAAGAGGGTCGCTATCAGGTGCCGGCCCCGATGGGCATGAACGCTCACATCAACATCGGCGGCGATCTGCTGATCGCGACGATCGACGGCATCATCCCGACCAGCGCTGCGATTTCCAAGGACGCCGGCCAGCTCGATCTGGCGGCGGTCACGTTCAACATCCGCTCGATGTGGCGCGCCGAGGCAATCGACAAGCGCGAGTGGCCGTGGACGATGCAGCGCTGGGACGAGTACGGCGGCATGTTCGTGACATGGCCGGGCGGCAAGCCGGGCCAGCAACGCTGCGCCGTCGTCAACACCAGCACCAACGCGTGGTGCCGCTTCACCGGCTGGGACGCTACGTGCTTCATGATGATGCGCGGCGAGCTGTTCTTTGGCACGCAGACCGGCCAGATCATGCAGGCCGACCGCACCGGCTACGACAACGGTCAGCCCTACGTCGCGACCATGGTCGGCGGCTGGGGCGCGCTGCAATCGCAGCCCTCGCAGTTGGTCTGGCATCAGGCGCGGGCGTCGTTCATTGCGCCGACCGGCCAGCCGTTCCTGCCGCAGCTCAGCGCCGCCACCGACTTCGTCGTCGTGCTGCCGACCCCGCCGCTGGCCGGCATCGACAGCGGCGTCTCCGATTTGTGGGACCAGGGTCTGTGGGATGACGCCAAGTGGGATCAGGAGGCGACCGCCGGCACCGCGCCAAGCATCCGCAACACCGGCTGGGTTTCGGTCGGCCGCACCGGCTACTCGCACGCGCCGATCCTGCAGGTGATGGTGGCGCAGGGCGCGCGGCCGGTGGTCGAGCTGGTTTCAATCGATGCGACGTTCGAGCGTCTGGGCGTCAACGTCTAGGAGCGTGTCATGCCTGCTGCTGCTGTTGCTGTTCCGATCCCCGAGGTGCCGGTGTCCCAGGCCAGCCCGGAGGCGCTGGGCGAACTGTTCGCGCAGTACGACCCCGGCGCGCCGACCGACATGTTCGCACCCGGCTACATCCGTGGCTTCCGGCCATCCGAGCGCGCGGTCGACGCGTGGCGCGCCGAGAACCGCGGGCTGACGCACGCCGACATCGAGGCGACCCGGATGCCGGAGGCGTGGACCGACACCCGCGTGTCCGGCGTCTATCCCGGCGGCGTCGGGCCCTACGGGGCGGCCCGCGTTCCAGACAACTTGCGCTTTACCGATCAGCGCGGCACTGCGGATCCCGAGGCGCTGCGCGCGCTGGCGCAGGGCGGCCGCTACGACATGGGCGCGCGGCGCGCCTCGATCGCGCAGCGGCTAATGGACAACACCACCAACCGAAACAACTGGGCGCGCAATATCCAAGACGACCCCTGGTATCTGGGCGACGACGCCTACAGCGGCCAGCCGGATCAGTACGCGTTCCAGTACGGGTGATGCATGCTGCGATACGTCTACGATCACCACGACGTCGTCGCCGATTTTGTCTCGGCGATGATCCCGCACGTCGGCGGCCGCTCGTTCGGTCCTGGCGCGCGCGCGATCGGTGTGATCGACGAGGACGGCAAGCTGATCGCCGGGCTGGTGTACGCGAACTACGATCCGCTCTCCGCGACCATCGAGATCAACGGCGCGGCGGTCGACAAGCGCTGGCTGACGCGCGGCACCATCGCGCGGATGTATCAGTACCCGTTCGTGACGTGCGGGTGCCAGATGGTCTGGCAGCGCACGCCGGCCGACAACGAGGAGCTGCTGGGGATGCTGGCGGCCTACGACTACGCGTTCATCAAAGTGCCTCGCATGTTCGGCCGCGACCGCGACGGCGTGCTGTGCACGTTGACGGTCGAGGACTGGGCCAACAATCGCTTCAACAAGCGCCTCAAGCATCATCTGCCTGAGGCTGCCACCATGATGGAGGCCGCGTGATGCCAGTCCCGAGCTACGGCGCAGACCGTATGCGCAACCAGATCACGCAGGCGCTGATGAATGTGCAGAACCCGCCGCCGCGCACCGCGATGCCGGGCAGCGGTGCCGGCGCGCCGACGCAGTCGCCGATCGTCCCCGCCGGCGTCGCTGCACCGCCGGGCATGCCTGGGATGCCGGGCATGAGCAGCCCGATGCCTCCGACCGCCGCGCCGCCGGCTCCCGGCATGGCGGGCGCAATGCCGACCGCAATGCCGGGTGGCGGCCCCGCGCGAGGCCCAGGACAGATGTTTGCGCCACCGCCGGGCTCGATCGCCCAGCCCACGGTCGGACCGCCGCAGGCACCGCCGCCGCAGATGGGCGGCGCGCCGCTGCCGCCGGTGCCGCCGGTGCCGGGCGTGGTCGGCGGCCAGCCGCCGCAGCTCGGGCAGGTCCCAGGCACCCAGCTGCCGTTGCCACCAGTGCCAGGGCAGGGGCTGTACTGAGATGGGCGGCAAGTCCTCACCACCTCCCGCACCGAACCCGGTCGACACCGCGCGCGCCTCGACGTCGACCAACGTCGCGACGTCGATCGCCAATGCGTTTCTCAACAACACCAACCAGATCACGCCCGAAGGCTCGATGCGCTATGACGTGACGGGCCAATACAATTGGAGCGACCCCTACACCAACCTCTCGGTCGGGATCCCGACCTTCACGGCGACGCAGGTGTTGTCGCCGCAAGGCCAAGCCATCCAAGACCAGACCATGGCCACCAAGTACAACTTGGCTGGCATGGCGAACGCGCAATCGGCGCGGCTGTCGAAGCACCTCGGTGCCGACATCAATCTCAAGGCGGCCCCGGAGGCCGGCGACGCCTCGACCATCAGCGGGATCCCGCAGGCGGCCACCACGTTCGGCGACGTCGGCGCGCAGCAGCGCACGTTCGGCGATGCCGGCGACATCACGCGCAGCTACGGGCCGGCCGACAACTTCAGCGCCGACCGTAGCCGCGTCGAGGAGGCGCTGTTCGGCCGGCTCAATCCGCAGCTCGAGCGCGAGCGCGGCAACATCGAGCAGCGGCTGGCCGACCAGGGCATTCGCTATGGTTCGCAGGCCTACGCGTCGGCGATGGACGACTACAACCGGCAGGCCACCGACACGAGGCTTGGTGTGACGGCGGCCGGCGGGGCCGAGCAGCAGCGCATGATGGACATGGCGGCGCAGCGCGCCGGCTTCCAGAATGCCGCGCAGCAGCAGGCCTACACGCAGGCGCAGGGCCGCGGGCAATTCTTCAATCAGGCGCAGATCAACGATTTCACGCAGGCCGCGGCGCGTGGTGAGTTCGCCAACGCCGGCCTCGCGCAGCAGATGGCGCAGGCGCAGACCGCGTTCAACGCGCAGAACATGTCGCGCAACCAGTACATGAACGAGCAGTACGCGCTGCGCAATCAGCCGATCAACGAGATCAGCTCGCTGCTGTCGGGCTCGCAGATCAGCAACCCAAACTTTGTCAACACGCCGAACAACCAGATCCCGACCACCGACGTCGCCGGGCTGATCAACACGCGGTTCTCGCAGGACATGGACGTCTACAAGCAGGAGAGCGCCAACCAGAACGCGTTGATGGGCGGCATATTCGGCATGCTCGGCGGCATGATGAAGATGTCCGACGAGCGCATGAAGGACAACGTGGTGCCGATCGCCAGCGTGTTCGCGACCGACCCGAAGGGCGAGCGCGAGGAGCTGCCGGTCTACGAGTACAGCTACAAGCACGACCCGCAAAAGCAGCGCCACGTCGGACCGATGGCGCAGGACGTCGAGAAGATCGACAAGCGCGCCGTCAAGACCCGCGGCGGCATCAAGTACATCGACCAAGCCAAGCTGGGCTCAATCCTGAAGGTGGCGTGACATGGCCCGCGAAGAAGGTGGCTACCTGATCTGGCCCGGCGGCGGCCAGGATCCTGGCATGAGCTACAGCTCACTGGAGATGCGCCGCCGCATCGCGCTCGCCCTGGCGGCGCGGCAGAAGGGCTACCCGAAGAACCTCGGCGAGGGCCTCACAGCGCTGGGCGAGGGGATCGGCGAGGCTGGCCTGATGTGGCGGCTCGAGCAGGCCGAGAGGGCGCGCGACGCCAAGCTCGCGAAAGAGAGCCGGCAATTCACCGAGCCGACCGTCACGACAGAGCCGACGCCGCAGCGGCCCTCCGTTGCGCCGCGCACCGAGGCCCCGGTCGACGTCGCGCCGGCCCCGGTCAGCAGCGCTGACCCAGGCGCGTTCCCGGATCCGCCGATGCGCACCGCGGCGCTGCCGCCCGAGGTGCCGCCGGATGTTGTCGCCGACACCGGGCCGCCGCCCGGCGCGGCGTCGCTGGCCCCGCAGGAGAGCCCGGTCGCCGACCGGTTCAATGCGGCGTTCACCTCGACCGCCCCGGCACCCGAGCCGTCACCGAACGCTCAGGTCGCCAGCCGCTTCGCTCCAGCAATGCAGCAGCCGCTGACGCGGGCGATGCCGTCGCGCAACGATCTGGTGTTCGACCCAACCCAGGCGCAGGGCGGCGTGCAGCCGGACGTCAGCAATCTACCCGCGGCCAGCTTTGCCGGTCGCACCTACAGCGACCCGCAGCTCGCCGCGCTGAACGCCCCGCTGTCGCCAGTGCAGCCGCCACCGGAGCTGGCGCAGGCCCCGCAGGGGCCGCCGCAGGGCGCTGGTGGGCCGATGACGCTGCCGACTGCCGCGGTCAATCCGCCGGTCGATCCACGGGCCCCGCAGCCCGGCCCCATGGCCATGCCACGGCCGCGGCCGCAGATCCCGGAGCCGCAGCAGGCGGCTGCAGCTCCCTCACCTAGTGGGATCCCGTTCGAGGGGCCACAGATGGACCCGCGGTCGCAGGCCCGTATGGCGGCAAGCAGGGGGATCGAGAGCGGCGGCAACCGCGACCCCTACAACATGCTGCATGCGGTCACCAAGACCGGCGATCGAGCTGTCGGTGCCTACGGCATCATGGGCCGCAACGTCGGCCCGTGGACCGAGAAGGCGCTGGGCTACCGAATGACGCCCGAGCAGTTCCGAGGAAACCGGAACGCCCAGGACATCACGTTCCGGCAGAAGTTCGAGGGCGACTACATCCCCAAGTACGGCGACGAGGGCGCGGCGCGGGCGTGGTACGCCGGCGAGCGTGGCATGAAGAACCTCGCCAAGACCGACCAGCATGGCCGCCTGACGGTCGCCGGCTACGGTCAGGATTTTACGAGACGGATGGGACTGCCCGGCGAGCCCGGCGGTGGCGGCACCGCCATCACGGTCAATGCCGGCCCGCGCGAGCGGGTGGCGGCGGCGCTGATGCAGCAGGACGAGCCCTCCCCGCGGGAGCTGCTGTCCGACGCGCTGCTGGCCGAGGTGGTCGGCGGCAGCGGCGGCGGCCGCGGCGTACAGACCGCAGCGCTGGGCCGTGGCGACGTCGCCAGTGACGCGCCGCCGGTCGACGTCGGGCCGATCACCGGCGGCGGCATCGCCGATGCTGTCAGGGCGCGACGCAACGCCATCACCAACACCATCCAGCAGCAGCAGCAGACCCCGGCCCCGGCGGTGCCGCAACCGGACCCTACGAAATCGGGGGCGATTTCGCCCCCGACCTCGACTGGCTCTGAGCCGGCGACCATCACCACCGACATCCAGCCGATGCCGGCGGGGATCCGGCCCGGCGACGTGCTGGCACAGGCCCGTGGCGGGCAAGGCGCAGCGCCCCAAGTCGCGCCGCCGCCGGTCGGGCAACAGCAGACTGCCGCGCCCTACGAGATGCAGCCGCCAGTCAAGCCGACGCTGCCGCCCGAGCCGCCGATGGGCGAGCGCGAGCGCAAGGCGATGCAGTGGAAGATGGCAAACCCCGGCGACCCGGATGTCGCCCGCATCGCCGATCAGGTGATCACGAGCGAGAAGGAGAAGCGGTCGCACGCTTACGCGCGGTCGGTCGAGCAATACAAAGCCGACATGGACATCTACAAGCAGCAGACCACGACTTACGACACGTTCCAGCGCGAGCGCGACAAGAACGCCGCGGCGTTGGGCAAGGCGTGGTCGGAGGCCAGCGACGCCCAGCAGAAGGCGGCCGACACCAAGCGGTTCGGGCGCGAGCCGGAGAAGTTCTTCACCGACTTCAGCAAGCAAAAAGACGCCGCCGCCATGAACGCCAACGTGCTGCGGCAGAGCCAGCTCGCCAAGGAGGCGATCAAAAACGGCATCATCACCGGGTTCGGGGCCGAGCGCCGGATCGATCTCGCCAAGCTGCGCGACTGGATGTTCAACAACAAGGTCGAGGGCGACCTCGCCTCGAACAGCGAGCTGATGTCGGCGGCGGTCAAGTCGATGCTGAGCGTGGCGGTGCAGAACATCCAGGGCACCGACAGCCGCGTCACCGACAGCGACATCAAGGTCGCCAGCGGCACGATCGGCGCGGATCCCAAGCTGCAGCTCGCCACCATTCAGAAGATCATCAACGAGAATGAGCGCGTCGCGCGGACCAAGATCGCCGACTACGAGGACCAGCACCACCACTACCTGTCCGGGCACGGCGCGGAGAAGGCGTTCGAGGTCAAGGCCCCGCCGTCAGCGCCGCAGCCGTACATCGAGCGGCTGCTGGAGTTCAGAACCAATCGCGAGGCGCGTGACGAGTTCGACAAGCGGTTCGGCGAAGGCGCTGCCGAGCTGGAGATCGCCCGCGCCAAGCGCCGCCAGCGCCAGGGTGGGTGATGGGCATCTACGACGATCTCGACGCGCAACAACAGCAACCGCCGCCGCCGGCCTACGCGCCGATCGCGTCGACCGAGCCGACGGTGCCGGTGGCTCCGCGGCCGAGCCTGTACGGCGACCTCGATGCGCAGCGGAGAGACGCCGCTGCGCCGCCGCCGCCGCCCGACAAGTACCAGCAGGCCGCGCTCGAGGAGCGTGAGCGGCTGGTGAAGGCCGGCGTGCCGATGAACGAAGGCTACACCGATCGGCTGGCGCGCGGTGCCGGGTTCGGTTGGCTGGACGAGCTGTCGGCCGGCGCATCGGTGCCGCTCGAGATGATCCGGCGCGGCGTCGGACCGACCGAGGCGTACCGCTACAACAAGGCCTACCAAGACCTCAAGAACAAGAAGATCGACGAGAACACCGCGGGCTTCCTGGGCGGTGCCACCGAGGTGCTGGGCGGTCTGGCCGGTGGTGCCGGCGTGCTGGGGGCCGGGACGCGGGCCGCACCGGTGGCGATCCCGATCATCAACAAGACGCTGCCCGCCGGCGTCACGGCCTACGGCGCGAACGTCGCCAAGGCTGGTGCGCTCGGCGCTGCGGTCGGTGGCGGCGAGGCCCCGACCATCGCCGACATGCCGGCCAACATGGCGATGGGTGGTGTCATCGGTGCCGGGGTCGGCGCGGCGCTGCCAGCGGTGACCTCGGTGATCGGGGCGACCGGACGGGCGCTGCAGCTGCCGCGGCTGCGGGATCCGCAGAAGATTGCGACCGAGCAGGTCGCCGACGTGGTCCGCGCCAGCGGCCGCTCGATGGACGACATCGCGCAGAGCGTGCGCAACGCGCACGCCGCCGGCCAGACCGACTACACGATCGCCGACGCGATCGGCGTCGAGGGCCAGCGCAAGCTGGCGGCGATGGCGAAATCCCCTGGCGTGCAGCGTGACGCGATCACCGAGGTGATCGACCGCCGCACCATCAACATGCCGCACCGTGTCAGCGCCGAGGTCGGGCAGGCACTGGGCGCGCCCGGCACCGCCCGGCAGGCGCGGGAGGAGCTGATCACCCAGGCACGGGCGGCGTCGCGGCCGCTGTACGACGCCTCTGAGCGGCACGGCGTGGTGTGGACGGACCGTCTGCAATCATTCTTCGACGACCCGATTATGAAGCAGGGGCTCAAGACCGGCGTCGAGGTGCAGCGCCTGGAGAGCCTCGCGGCCGGGCGCAAGTTCGATCCGAACGATTACGCGATCACCAGCTTCGACAAGGCGGGCGACCCGATCATCAGCGGCGTCCCCAACATGCGGACGATCAATCTCGCCAAGATCGGCCTCGACGACATTCTGGAGAAGTACCGCGACCCGGTGACGCGACGGCTCAACCTCGACGCCAGGGGGCGCGCGATCGATCAGGTGCGGCGCGCCATGCTCGAGGAGGTCGACGCTCTCAACCCGACCTACGCCGCGGCGCGGCGCACGTTTGCCGGCCCGGCCTCGGTGCGCGAGGCGGTCGACGTCGGCCGCAGCATGGCGACGCGCGGCCGCGCCGCCGACACAGTGCCGGCGTTCCGCGCATTGCCGGACGCCCAGAAGCACGGCGTGCGGATCGGCTACGCTGACGCCGCCGTGACGCCGCTGGAGCGCGGCGGCAATTTCCCAGGGCTGCTGCGCGAGAAATCGCTGAAGGGCTCGACCGAGCTGCGCGACCTGTCGATGTACCAGGGGCCACGCCGCCCCGGCGAGCCGGACCAGCTCCGCAAGTTTCTCAACCGCGAAGAAGAAATGTTGCGGACCAACACCGCAGCCAAGGGCGGCTCGCCGACGGCCGAAAACCTCGCCGACATGGCGCAGGGCCCTGGAGCCGGCGAGCTGCTCGGCCTGTTGGGTTCGGCTGCGTCGGGGCGGCCGTTCCAGTTCATGCGGTCGGCCGCCGAGATGGCCGGCCGGGTGGCGAAGGGCGAGAGCGAAGCGCAGCGCGTCGCCATCACCAACGCATTGCTGTCGCGCGACCCCGCCGCGGCGCAGGCGCTGGCCGATCGTGTTAAGGCTTGGGAGCTGCGCCGGCGCGGTGTCGACCCGTGGGGCAATCGCCCGCCACGCTACAGACAATAGGGGGGTCGCATGCCACGCGACGGTTCAGGGATCTACAGCAAGCCGTTCCCCGACGTGGTGGGCGACACCACGATCGAGAGCGTCGTCTACAACGGCTTCGTCGCCGACGTTGAGCAGGATCTCAACGCGCCGCGGCCGATCAGCTCCGGCGGCACCGGGGCGACCAGCCCCGACACCGCGCTGATCGCGCTGGGAGCCGAAAAAGGCAAACAGGTCGTCGCCAATTACGACAGCCACGCCTGGGTGCCGGGCTCGTTCCTGTCGAACACCGGTGCGACCGCCGCGCCGCCGTCCGGCGGCACGGCCACTGAATTGTTCGTCGGCACGGTGCTGATGCACACCGCGACGTCCGGCGTCACCGCCAACATCACGCTGGAGGCCTACAGCACGTCGACCGGCTTCCGCTACACGCGACAGAAGGTGGCCGGCACGTGGGGCAGCTGGTCGATCGGCGACAAGTCGGCGGTTGCCAAGACCGGCGGCACCATGACGGGCCCGCTGTCGATCGAAACCGAGGATCCGGTTGGGTTTGTCATCACCAACAGCGCCGACGATCTGACGGCGGATCCCGACGTCCTGTACGACACCCACTACATGATCGGGACGTTTCAGGATCCCTCGGGCTACGCCGAAATCAGCACCGAAGGCTACGGCGACGGCGGGGTCGGTGGCGGGGCGTCTTACACCTACGGGCGCGGCACCAAGGAAGCGCCACTGGTCGTCGAGATCGACGACGAGGTCGGCGCGCACTACTTCTACTTCCGCGACACCACGGACTTCCGCTACAGCGCCGAGACGGCGGCGGTCGTCGACGGCGCGCCCACGGCCGCCGGCACGCCAACCGCATTGGTGTTCCGCACCAGCGCCGACAGCGCGCCGGTCGAGCGGGTGCGGATCCCGAGCAGCGGTGGCATGCTGGTCAACGGCGTCACCACGTTTGAATACGGCGTCGTCGGCGTCGACGAGGACATCACGGCAACGCTGTTCGTCAAGGGCGGCGCGTGCCGGCTGGAGAAGGCCGGCGGCTACATCGAGAGCGCATTGCCGGGCACCACCGGCGCGGTGGCGTGGGATGTGTTCGCCAAGCCGGTCGCCACGGTGACGCTGACCGGCGACGTCACGCTGTCGGTGACGGGGGCGGTGACCGGGCACGTCTACACGCTGCGGGTCAAGCAAGCCGCGGCCGCCAACAAGGCGGTGTTGTGGACGGCGGCCAACTTCAAGTTCGTCGACGGCGACGCGCCGGCCATCACGGCGACCGAGAACGCGGTCGATCGCTTCACGTTCATCGCCAGCAGTGCGACCGTGCTGGAGGAGATCGGCCGGGCGCAGGATATTGGCTGATGTTCAATCTTCCGGTCAGTATCTGGCGCAACCTCGACGAGCCCGGCACCGACACCGGCAACATCGTCAAGGTGGCGCGGTCGGTTCGGCTCAACACGCCGGATCAGGCGTACTTGAGCAGCAGCTATCTGTTTCATGCCTCTGATCGCCGGCGCTGGACGCTAAGCCTGTGGGTCAAGCGCGGTGCGATCAGCCCCGCCGCGAACAATTCCGTCTTTGCTGTGTACGTTTCTGGGACCGAGTACGCGCTGCTTCAATTCAGATCTGGCGTGAACGACGATCTGGACTTCAACTATGTCAGCGGCGGCGTGTCGATCGGGCGCAGGGTCACCACCATGATGTGGCGCGACCCGGCGGCTTGGTATCACGTGGTGCTCGTGCTCGACACGCCCAACGCGGTGGCGAACGATCGCATCCGCATGTACTACAACGGCAGGCGCGTCCCGTCGTTCTCGATCCTGACCAACCCGGCACAGAACAACGCGCAGTGCCCCGTCAATTCTGTGAACACTCACATCATTGGCGCGTACAACAACCTCAACCACTTTTCCGGCTACCTCGCGCAGATCCACTTCATCGACGGGCTGGCGCTGGAGCCCGGCTACTTTGCGAAGTACGACGCCAACAACGTCTGGCAACCGGCCAAGTACAACGGCCTCTACGGAGTGAACGGCTTCCATCTGGACTTCAGCAACAACACTGCGCCGGCGTCATCGACCACGATCGGCAAAGACCAGACCGGGATGCATAACCTGCTGGTGTTCTCCGACGACCTGACGCAGGCCCCCTGGCTGCCCGGCAACGGGGCCAGTCTCGTCCCGGTCGGAGCCTTCGATCCTTACGGCACGCAGCGCGCCTACGAGATCAACGTCAACGTGCTGGCAAACCCCTCCGCGGCGCAGAACGTCGCGGTGATCGCCGACAGCGTCACGACCTTCGCGGTGTATCTGAAGCCGCAGGAAATCAGCAAGGTCGTGCTCTACAACAACAGCACCAACGGCGGCTCGGCCAAGTTCGATCTGGTGGCCGGGACGGTTTCCGACATCGTGCCGATCGGTACCGGCTCCGAGGTCGCGGCGGCCATTACGGCGGCGGCCGACGGCTGGTGGCAGTGCTCGGTGACGGTCAAGAACGGTGCCGGCACTCCGGCACAGTGCACCGTCTATCTGGACGATCCGACCACCACGCTCAACGCCGGGCTGCTGTTCTTCCGCGCCAGCCTGACCAACGGTCCCAGGGTCCCCAAGGAGCACATGTACACGTGGTCGACCGTCGGCAGCAAAGACTGGACGCCATTCAACATCAGCCTGAGCGCTGGCTCCGGCTACGACAGCTCGCTCGACAGTCCGTCCAACAATTTTTGCGTAATCAATCCGCTGGTGGCGAGCGTCGCCGCCCCGCTTAACGGCAACCTTGATTGCCCGGTCGCCGGCGGCGTTGCATCCAACGGCACCATCCCGGTGCACTACTTCAATTCGTACTGGGAGGTGTCGACGGCGGTCGCCGGCTGCACCGCAGGGATCGTGGACGATCTCGGGGTCGAGCATACGGTGCCAAGCATTGCGGCCGGGAAAACCTACGGGTTTCACTTCGTCAAATCCACCGGCACGATCTCCTACCGGAACGTCACCGACGCCGGGACATGGACGCAGATCTCGACCGGGCTCGGGCTGGGGACCAGCAAAATCTATTTTGTCCTCATCAAGCCGACGGCCAGCTCCGTCTCGTCGCTCAACGCCGGCCAGCTGCCCTACGTCGGCGCAGTCCCGGCCGGCGCTGTGCCGATCTGCACCGATAGCTTCCCGACCCCGCCGATCAAGCGCGGCGACGAGCACATGATCTCGTTTCTTCGCGCCGGCACCGGCGCGCCGTTCACGGTCAGCGGCATGCGGTTTCCGCCCGGCCTGATCTGGACAAAATCACGGGCCAGTGCGCTCGATCACGTCTGGTTCGACACCGCGCGCGGGGCCAATGCCGACATGGGCTACCCGACAGTGGCCGATCAAGTCATCTCGACGACCGGCGTGACGGCGTTTCATCCTGACGGGTTCGATGGCAGCACCGCGTCCCGGCTCAATGTGGCCGGTGGCTCGATGGTGCACTGGATGTGGCGCAAGTCGCCGGCCAGCGGCTTCAACATGGTGCTCTACACCGGCGACGGCACGGCCTACCCGCCGGGCCGCAAGGTCGCCCACGGCATGGGCGTCAAGCCGGGCATGATCATCATCAAGGCCTACAACACGGTCGGAGCCGCGGTGAACTGGGTGGTCTATCACGGCGGCATGCCGACGCCGGCGACCGAGCGGCTGCTGTTCGATACCAATGACATCAAAACGTCGAGCGGCAACTACTGGGCCGCAATGGAGGCCGACACCCAGGATTTTGGCCTGGGGCCAGCTGCACAGCACAACAAGGCCGGCGACCAGTACATCGCCTACGTGTTTGCACCGGTGCCGGGGTTCAGCGCCTTTGGTTCTTACCTGGGCAACGGTTTGCTCGACGGGCCGTTTGTCTGGACCGGCTTCCGGCCGCAGTGGGTGATGACCAAAAACAGCGCCGTTGTCGCAAGCTGGCAGATTTTTGACAGTTCGCGCACCCCGCGCAACCCGGTGGATATGTCCCTCTACAACGACATCAACTCTGCAGAAGTGCCCGGCACGGACTGGATTGATTTCACGTCCAACGGCTTCAAGCTCATTCGCAATTCAGTAAGCAACAACGGATCGGGCAACAATATCGTCTATGCTGCCTTTGCAGAGTGCCCGTTCAAATACGCGCGCGCGAGGTGATGCATGCTGCTGCTCAATGGTGTCCCGCTGTCGCCCGACGACGCGTTCGAGAGCAACGGCGTGCTCTATCCGCCCGGCTGGGTGCGCACCGCGACGCCGCAGGCGCGCGCCGCTGCCGGCATCACAGAAGAAGCCGACGAGCCGCAGCCGGACAGCTTCTACGCCAACGTCTACCCGAACCCGAACGCGCCCTGGACGTGGATCGCGACGCCTTACACGCCCGACGAGATGAAACCGCGGCTGAAGACCTACTCCCGCCAGCAGCGCGAATACCGTGAGCTGGCCGGGGTCGAGCACACGGTCGCCGGCAAGGTGCGCAAGATCCCGACCGACCCCGCGACCCGCGCGGTGTTCTTTGATTACCGGGTGATCGCAGCGCGGCCGGATCCGCCGAAGCCGGTGATCCACGACTTCCGGGACGAGCTGGGCGGCAGCGACGTGATCTCGGTGCCGGAGGCGCAGATGGTCGCGATCGAGCAGCGCATGGAAAACCGCATCAGCGGCTGCGCCAGGGTGCAGCTCGAGCTGCAGGTCGGGATCGAGGCCGAGACTGTCACCACCAAGGAACAGATCGAACAGGCCTACGCGGCGGTGCCATGATCGAGAAGACCGGCCAGCTTGCGAGCGATGCCGTGAAGGGGCTGGCGGCCGGCGGGCCGCTGGCGCTGCCGCTGGTGGTCATCAACGTGATCTGCTTGGCCGTCGTTGGATACGTTCTCTACAAGGTCAGCGACGCCATCGAGCGCCGCGACACACTGATCGCTGAGCTGGCGCGAAGCTGCCAGCCGATTGATCGACCAAAAACATGAGCACCAAGGCATCGCTCGACGAGGCGCTCGAGGCTGCGGTCAGGCAACAGTTCATCACGCTGTTCTTGGTACTGATGGCCGAGGCCTCGACGTCGAAGGCGATCGATCGCTTCGAGGCCGGCGTGCGCCGCCTGATCGAGAACGAGGCGAAGGCTGCCGGTGTGATCGAGCGGCTGCCATGAGCATCCACTTCGACCGCGAGACGTACTTCGACAGCGTCCGGCACACGCTGTTCGGCGGCAGCATGACCGAGGGTCAGGTGATGGGCCAGGAGGCGCTGCTGCTGGCCTGGGAGACGCGGGAGCCAACCGATGACCTGCGCCACGCGGCCTGTGCCCTGGCAAACGCCAAACATGAGACGGCCAACGAGATGCTCCCGATCCGGGAGTTCGGCCTCGGCCAGGGTCAGCCCTACGGCGTGCCGGATCCGCAGACCGGGCAGACCTACTACGGGCGCGGCTTTGTGCAGCTCACGTGGCGCGAGAACTACAGCTTCGCGACGCAGCGGCTCAAGCTGGGCGGCAGCGACGATCTGGAGTGGCACGCCGACCGCGCGCTGGATCCCAAGATCGCCGCGGCGGTGCTGTACGCCGGCATGCTGGAAGGCTGGTTCCGACCGCCGAACGCGCTGCCGCTGTTCTTCAGCGCCACAGCAGACGACGTCTACGGCAGCCGAGAGATCGTGAACGGCGACAAGCACATCATCCCGAGCTGGTCGAACGGCGTCTCGATCGGCAAGCTGATCGCCGGCTACCACGAGCACTTCCTGCACGCGCTGACGATCTCGTCGCAGCCAAAGAAGACGCTGGCCGAGGTGTTCAAGATCGAGCTGACGGTGCCGGAAGGCGTCAACGTCACCGTTGTCATCAACGGCGTGCCGCTGATCAATGCCGAGGAGGAGGACGACCAATGATCGGGACCCTGATTTCCGTCATTCTGATATTGATTGTGCTGGGCGTCATCTTGTGGGCGGTCCAGCAGCTGCTGCCGCTGGTGCCGATGCCGCACCCGATCGGCCTGATCGTCAACGTGCTGATCACGGTGGTCGTGGTGCTGGTGGTGGTCTGGATCATCGCCAGCCTGCTGGGCGTCGTGGGCCCGATCCGGCTGTAATTGACGGTGGACGGTCGCGGCCCTATCTTCCGGGTGCTTCGTTGTGATGAACAAAGCACCCCGCCTGTCACGCATGCAGGCGTTCCGCCCCGGCTGAGCAGCCCTCGCCGGGGCGGATGCTTTATTGTGATGCTAATGCTTGCTCTCATCGACGCAGCGCAAATCCTCGCCACCACATGATGGGCACGTTAATCTGTATCTCACGATGATCTGCCCCGCCTTGAACTTGTCGTTGCAGCGCAGGCAGAGCCACAGCATTTCCAGATGGTCGTTTTTGTTCATGGCCTTCGGGTCCATAGTGTGATGTTAGAGGCCCCGGATTGCAGCGAGTTCAGCCGCGTTCACTATGGGGTCTGGATGGTTGGCCGGATCGTGGTCCCATACCACGGACATGCCGCGCCCTTCCATTGTCCGCATCAGGTTTTCAGCCGACCTCATGCAGTCCAGATGGTCGTGCTTGCCATCAAGGTTCTGTTGGCACTTACCGTCACGCGGACAGCAAAACCCGTCCGTTTTGTCAGTCGCGCAACAATGCCGGGCCATCGCCTCAACGGCTCTTGCGCGGTGCTTTGGTAGGCTTGGCATAGGAAACGTCCTTTCGCGTGACTACTGATTAAGTTTCCAGTAACCGTACACGCAGCGCGTGCCGCCGCGTGACGGGTCGTGGTTGTCGAAAATCACGCCATCGATCACGGCGGTCCAGTGCTTGCTGAGCGACGCGATCAGGCGGCCGTTCGGCAGCTCGCCGCGGCGCAGGTGCACCGTGCAGCCGGTGCCGATCCCCATGGTCGGCACCCAGACGAACCCCAGCTCGCGCATGTAGTCCTGGCACCACTTGCGCCGGACGTGGACGCCATTGTCGGCGCTGGCCTCTTGCTTGCCGGTACGCGGTGTCGCGCGCTGAGAGCCGCGGCCGGCGGCGAGCCGGGCGTGGACCTCGGCGTAGGGCCGGCCGCTGGCGATCGCGATGGCGCGGGCGACGCAGTCGCCCTTTGCCTTGGCGGTGAACCCGGCGGCCTTGCGGCCGCCGTCGGTCAGGGTCACGCGCATCCTCATCGGTCGCCCCCGAGGTCGGGGATGTCGTCGTTCAGCTCGCGGGCCATCCTTGTGACAAGCGCGAGTGTCTCCGGGTGGAGCAGCTTGCCCTCGGCCACCGACAGCGGCTGGTTGCTGATGTGCAGCGGATCGAGCTTGTCGAGCCGCGCCAGCGCGGCGCGGAGCCGCTTGATGCGGTTGGTGTTGAGGACCAGCATGGCGAGGATCTGGTCGCGTCGCAGCTCGGCCCGGTACAGCGCCTCGCGGGCTTCGCGGCGGCGGCGGTCGCGTCGACTTGGCTTCATCATGGGAAAACCTCCGTTGTTGATGAACGGAAGCAGTCTATGCCACCCCGGCAGCCCTGTCAATCTGGCAGGGTGGCATAGAAACGCTGTCAGCGTGACGCCCGCCAGCTTCCCTCGCCGCCGTTCAGGTAATTGACGTAGGCGGCAGCTTCGACCTCGCTGCCAAAATCCTTCATTGCTTCCCAGACGTGCTCCGAGGAGCAATGTTCGTCACCGACGAGCTTGTAGTGCCCGACGGTCCAAACATCCTCGCCCTTTGTCTTGAAATAGGTGTGCATGTCAGTCCTCCTCGATCGGCTCGTCGTGCCAATAGTTCGGGTCGGTCAAGACGTCCGGCCGGTAGCGCCGCATTTTCTCTTTGTGGCACTTCAGGCAGGTCCGGGTCAGCTCGATGCCGCGGGCGTCGCACTGCCATTCGCTGGCGAGCCCGGAGCCGCATGGGCAGGCGCGAAAGCGGCTCATGGGATCACCAGCAGGATCGCGCCGCAGAACGCGATCAGCGCGGCCGCGGCGAGCAGGTTGGATGCTTGCATTGTCAGTCCTCCGTTGTGATGGGCGGCCCTTATACTGCCACCACGGCAGGCCTGTCAAACCGTCAGTGCAGAGCCTCGTCCTGGCCGGCGTCCTTGACCAGCTGCGCGCCGAACGTCTCCAGCTCTTTTCGCAGGTTGGCGACGGTGCGCCGCAGATCCTGCTCCGAGGCGCGCTGCGCGTCGACCATGATCTCCAGCATGAAGCGCGCGCCAAAGAAGAACCCGCAGCGCGCCACGTACAGCTCGTTTTCGGTGGCCTCCGGCGGGGCCCCCATTCGCAGGTTAACGATCCAGCCGGCCTCGAGCACCCGACCGTCCTGGAGCATCTCGCGCGCCTGCTGCTTGAACTGTTCTTTTGTCATTTTGCCATCTCCTGTGCTTGACCGGCACGCTAATCCAACTAATCTGGACGTCCAAACGATTTGGAGGAAACCCCAGGATGTCCACAATTACCTCGACCCGGATCCTGATCGACGTGCTGGGCGGCAACCAGAAGGTCGCCGCCCTGACCGGCTCGACCCCCAGCGCGGTCAGCAACTGGCGCAAGGGTAAGCTGCCGGCGGCGACCGCCGATGTCCTGCGATCCCGCATCAAGAAGATGGGCCTCGATGTCCGCGACGATCTGTGGGCGATGCGGCCCAAGCCGAGGCGCAAGCGATGAAGACCAACGCCACCACCGGGATCTGGCGCAGGACGCCGCAGCTCGACGCGCGCTTCCACGAGCTGCTGAGGATCGACCCCAAGCTGAGCTACACCGCGATCGCGCAGCGGCTGTCGCTGGAGTTCAAGATCACGCTGACCAAGAACGCCTGCATCGGGCACGGCCGGCACGCCGGGGTGCCGAAGCGCCAGCCGCCGCGCTCGTACGCCGGCCGCAAGAACCGCAAGCCAAAACCCTACGTGGCCAAGATCCGGCTGACGCCGCGGTTCAGGCCGATGTCACGACCGTCGGCCGGGCGGGTGCCGCTCGAGCAGCTCGAGCCGAACGACTGCCGGTGGCCGGAGGGCGACCGCGCGCCGTTCCTGTTCTGCGGCGAGCCCAGGCACGGCAGCAGCTCGTACTGCTGGGTGCACGCGGTGCGGTCCTGCCCGTCGCTAAAGGTGCTATCGTGAGTGTCTACCAACCCCAGAGGAGACGAAGCCTATGAAGAAGCTACTGCTGGCATCTGCCATGCTTTGCGCGCTCGCCAGCGGCGCGAAAGCGGACATTCTCGGCGGCATCGATTGGAATTTGGCCGGCGCTGCAGTGCTGACGGTGTCGCCAACGGCACCAGGGCAGCAGGTCACCAACCTGCCATGCCTCATCTGCGGGGCCAACCAACCTCAACAGCCTAGCGGGTTCGGCTATAACCTGTTCGGAAATCAGGGGAATTTGACCACGCTGCCGTACTTCTCGACGTCCGTGGTCGGCGGCTCGCTGGGTGCCGACGTGTTCGGCGGCGTGAACTCTGGCTACACCATCAACGCCGGCTCACCGTTCCTGCAGGCGCTCGGCGGCAATCTGACGTTCTCGGTCGGTGTCGACAGCAACCAAGCCGGCACCAGCACGCAGGTGCTGGAGAGCTTTTGGTTCTTGAACTTCACAACTCAATCCGTGCTCGCGGTGTTCTCGCCGGGACCGGGCGGCTACGACATCGACCCGCTGAACAACGGCACGGGGTTCCCTGACTATACCATCAGCGGCTTCTCGCTGGCCGGCATCAACGCCGGCGATCGCATCGGGTTCTTTGCCAGGATCACCAACGCCAACGACGGGCCGGACTCGTTTTTCCTGCTGCCGTTCGCGGTGCCGGGACCAGCGGTCGGCGCGGGCTTGCCTGCGTTGCTGGCCGGCGTTCTGGGATTGTTTGGCTTCAACCGGCTACGTCGTCGTCGCTTGGCGTAAATGCGCAAGCGGCCTCTGCTCACCGAGGCCGAGAAGAAGAAACGCCAGCGGGCTGCACAGGCTCGCTGGCGCAGGTTGCATCCCGACTACCAGCGGGAATGGCACGCCGCCAACCGCGAATACGTCAAGCTGCAGAAGCGCAAATACCGGGCGAGGAAGGCCAAATGTGGATCCTGATCATGCTGCTGCTGTCGACCACCGGCGCGCTGGCACAGGCCTGGACGCCACCGTTCTGCACCGGCCCGAACGCGGCGCTGCAGTACAACGCGCAAGGCTGGGTGTGC